GCTCCACCTGTAACGGTTATGGTTTCATCATCGCCAGGGTTTGCCTGCACAATGCCAGATATCTTACGAATTGTGCACCGATAAGGTACTTGAAAATATGTGGTGGTCGCAGCAGTTGCAAAAGCTGTGGGGTGTTGAAAATGTATGTCTTGATCCATGATATTACTCCAATGGAATTTTTAAACCAAGGGGTGAGTTACCACCCCCCGCTATAATTAAGAAGGTTCTGTTAGTCCGGTAAACCGGGCATGAGCCGCACGATGAGAAGTACACAACTGTCCAACCCAACGGGTGTTTGCAACCAAGGTGTCAGGTTGATCCTTGCTGTATTCCCATTCTGGACGAGTAAACTGATACTTGTTGTGAGTCTTAAGCATCAAGTAGTCCAGATTTAGCGCGTCAACAAATCCTTCGGTTTGGCGGTCGTCAGCAACTATCGGAGCCCCACCGAACAGAACATTGTCAAAACCAGCATCAACCAACTTCTCGCTCCGATACCGTACATTTGCTTGAAGTGTACGTTCAAAACCGTCTTTTAGCGTGTCTGTGGTAATGTAAAGATTTGGTTTCTTCGGCTTGGATTGCCCAACTTGAGCAGACCTTCGAATGGCTTGCATGATTTTGTAAGAAATCGCACCGCCAGTGTTATCCAAATTTGCTGCCCACTTTTCCATGTCGTCTTCGGCAATAGATCCGTATGCAGTAGATGTTGACGTAGAAAACAGATCGCCGAGACCCAGAATATCATTAGCCGTGGAAGCTGAGGAGTAAACTTGAGCACCCATGGTGTCACGAATAGTCTTCTGGATGTTGTTAATCTTGGACTGAACCATATCAACCAGCGCCGCATCGCCTGTGTTTTGCACCTGGTCGTCAAGATCGATTGCGTTGGCAGCATAAACGCCCGCCCAAGGAAACCGGGCTGCGTTCAGGATGTCAACTTTTGACTGTGGAATCTTCGTGGTGTTACCGTAAGACCCTGTGTTAGAGCGGGCATATTCTACGATAATACGAATTTTCTCACCACCGTCTACTAGCTCACCAGCGGATACTAGCGAGTCGGTAAACTTACCGCCAGACATAAGCATGTATAGAAGGACGTTATCCACTGCGTAAATATCAGTGGAGCTTTTGTCACAATAATCGTTCGTTATTGCTTGTATTTCTGTCAAGTCTAGGCTCATTGCCGTTTTCCTTATTTATTGATCATCCACCTCTTGCTCTTTGAAGTGCAGCAAGACCGGATTCTCTTATATCGTTTTGTTTTACTGGTCCGCCTTTCTTGCGGCCAATCTCTTCTGCCGACTTTCCCCCGCCTTGGAGGACTTTCTGGGTGTTCTGGTCACCCCCTGCAATTTTTGCCATTTCTGCCTTACCGAACTCCACACCTTCCAGTTTTGCAGCTTCAATTGCTGCTGCCATGCTGGATTGCAAAGTATCTGACTTGAGCGCATAATACGCCGATATATCGTCATGGAATCCTGGTAGTTGCTCTTTAATAGCGTCTAACTCTCCTGATTCTTGTAAATCGAAGAAGTCCGGGTTAGCGTCTGCAAATGCTTTTTTTGATTGTGCGACGGTCTGCTTGCTCTGCTCTTCCTGCATACCCTTAACTGTGGCATTCTGCGCAATTTGAGCGGATATCAATGCGGTCTTTTTCATGCCTTCGCCAATACTCAACTCACCATCTTCGACCTGTAAAGAAATAGCTGAAATTTGCTGTTCAAAATCGTCGGCTTTATCCTGTGATTTAGGAGCCTCTTGATTTTTTACCTGCATTCCATCTAGTTGTTTTAACAGTAGAGAACGGTCCTCTTCTGCTTTTCCCAACTTGTTGCCCTGTTCACCAATTTTCTTGCTGAGTTCAGTGTAGGACTTTTCCAGGTCCGCTACATCCTTGAACTTGCCTGCTAAAAGGGCAGGTTCTTGTGGATTCGTTTCGGCTTCTTGTTCGGCCGGCGCGACTACCACTTCTTGCTCGGATGGTGCTTGGTCGCCTATCAAAACTTTATCTGCTGGCATTTTCTACTCCATTTGGGGCCATTTCTGGGTGTCCCTTGATTGAGAAGGGTGGGCTACCGAGTCGGTATAATCCCATTATCCTTCAAGTGCTGTTTATACTGTGTTCGTGTTGTAATGGGGGTATGAGGAGAATCAGTATCCTGTATTTGCCGTCTGACTGAGTCGTCGAGCCATGCAGGTGAATCATCCTGAATACCACCAACCTTTAATATCTTTACTACTTTTTTTCCATCACACGATGGGCATTTCTGAGGTATATTGTATTCGTCCAATGGTAGCAACTTGTCGAATTGGTTGTCGCATGTGCTGCAATGATAACTGTATGTTGGCATTACATCCCTCTCGTTGTTTCTGGCTGTGTATTCTCTGCCTCGGGTCCGTTCTGTGGCTGCATTAGGTATTGTCTAAGCTGTAATGCTTCGTCTTTATCCATGCCTGATTCAACCAATACATTAAAAGCTTCGTCCAACTGGGTTTCTCCCATTCGTTCAATTATTTGCTTCTTGTCCTTATAATTTAGACTGTCGAGTAGGGCTGTTCGATCAATAGCGTTAATTTTGTAAAGTCCTACTGCCTGCTCTTGATCACCGGCGCTCGTCCGTGCAACTGTGGAATCGCTCTCGACAATATAATTAAACTTTCTCCCTGCAAGCTCAATACCACTGAATTCATAAATGGTATCGTCTGGCATCGTAACCTGTTCCTGCTTAACACTAAAATTCTGGATAAATGAAATGTTCCATCGGCCACGCATCCTGCACAGAAACTCTATCGCTCGAATTTTGTGTCGGATTAGAACAGCATTTCGCTCTTGGAGTGCCACAATAGCAGATGCAGCAGTAACTCCAGTAGGAGCAACTCCACGATCAGCGTCCTCAATCTGGTAAACTCGGTCATGGAAATTAACAAGCTGGTCGAGCGTATTAAAAAAATTACTAGGTAGGTTGGGGACCTGTAGATACTCTATACGTGCGTTTGGTCTAGTTGGCATCAATACCAATCCAGGCTTATTGTTAATCATGCTCTTTGTTATACCAGCGCCCTTTTCTACAATTAGAGTCGGAAACAGAACGCGATTACAATATGCAGCTATGCGAGAGACAATCTCATTAATTTTTTTATTGAGGTCTCCAGTCTGCTCACCAGCCGAAAATCCCCAAATACTTGTTGTGTCCTCGTAACTGTTTGCTTTGTAAAAAGGTCTACGGCCCCATGCAAATGACGACCTAGCTGAATCTCCAACCATTTCGAAATTAATGTTTGGGTTGGACATGTCGTTAAGAAATACGTTTTTGTTGCATATCGTGATTACTCTTACACCGTCTGGATAAAGATCAAGGTTGGAATCTTTTATCCAGCACTCAACAACAAGCGCTTCACCGCCCTTTATGCCCTTTGATCCAAGATCCTTATTGCTCTGATCAAGGACAACTCCGGAATCCGCAAGGACGGTATTAGGTCGTACTTCTTCACGGTCCTCTCTGCCGAGAATCTGATCAACATTGTCTTCCGTTATCTCTTCCTTTGGATGGAACGTTTTTTCAATCTCAAATATTGGCAGGCTAAAAGCGTGGATCTCATACGGCATGTCTGCCTGCTCCTCGTAATACCCTGGAGCGGGAAAATATGAGTATGCATCCATTATCACTGGAGTAAACTGTTTCTTACTCCGTGACCACACAGCCTTCTCGCAAGTGATACCGTATATCTCATTGTTCAATGATGAGCGTGCGAGCTTTGCTTGCTGCTCAGTTTCGTTCCACCACTTTTTCATTCTCATGGTCAAAACTTGATCTGCTTTGTCTTCGTGACCATCGAGGTCAATGACCTTGGCTACGGGGTTCTTTGCTGTGATGTTTGCTACAGTTCGTTGGATATTTGCAAAATTGAGATTAATAGTAATCTTGTCTGGATTCTTTGCTTTATCACCCCAATGGTTGCCTCTGAATAAGCGATAGTTTGCTTTCCATCGGTCCATCAGTCCGAGCCGTTCCTTCTCGTTGTAAGATTCTTCGAACAAACCCCAAACCCAATCGGCTAAGTCCTTACTATCTTTTGGTGGTGGGTTCGATAAAGTAAATTCGTCCATATTAAGCCCTAATCGTTAATGTTCCACTGGGAGCAAGTGCTGTGCCACAATCGGGACAAACTAAGCACCCATATCCAGCACTAGGATCTTTCCCTAGATCGTCCCACCCCCATGACTTCCAAGGCTCTTTTAATGTGAGCATAGAAGGGTTAGCGTTGGTTTCCAGGTCGTATGAATCTGTGGTCTCATGATGCGACTGTCCACAACCAGGACAAACCACATCTCTTGGTCCAGTGCCTTTAACGATACCAACAAAGCCATCGTCCTTCTCAACCACAACGTAATCTGGCATGTCTTTAATGGCAGCTTCTGCTCGGCCTCGTTGTTTAAACGGTTCACCTTTTGCTGATAATATCATTTTTTACCCAAAGCCTCGGCAAACTGCCCAATAAACGCATTGTTAGCCGACTCAGTAGCTTTTGGCACTTCTTGCTCAACATAATCGCCCTGGTCCATATCGTCATCAATGTTGAACGAAGCTCCAGTATTGTCAGCGCGAGAAAACATTGAGTCATACGGGTCTCGCTTTGTCCTGTAAACTAACCAGCCTCCAAGCGCAACACCTGATAGTGTGCAAAGCCAACCTGCTATAAACGTGTATAGTTGCTCCATTCAGTATCTCCTAAACGTTGAAAACGGTTCCATGTTCATCTTCAAGCCACGGTTTTTCAATTTGTAGGGAGTGTAACATACCACCTAACAATCCCGCAACAGGAAAGTTGTCAACTCCCCCTTTTTCCGCATCTTCTCGTTGAAAAGCCTGTAGGTGTCCTGTGACAATTTTGTCTCCGTTAATATTAAGTATCTTTTTTTCTAGTGCATGGAATATTTGCCTGACATATAGCTGAAAGCTGTGTTTTTCGCGACGGTCAACTGTGTCTTTGATATATAGTCCAGCGTTAATGCCATGTGCTTTTTCTAGTGATTCCGACGCTTTAATTATTAAAGTCTGGTATTTCTCCTGATCTCCATACCAGCTTGGAAGAATACGAGAGTCTTTACCAAACTGATATTCACGGCGCATTGTAACCATCTTTTCAATCAACTTAAAGACATCAAGAGTTTCAAATGATTCTAATATTGTATATTTTACTACGGGTTCTGCTTGTATGCCAATAATTAGCAAAACACCTGGTTTAATCTCTTGACCCGAAGCAATTGGATACGATACACCTCCGATGAGATGACAATAATATTCATTAGTCAAACTGTGCCTGAAAGTTGCCTGCTTAATCGTCAGCTCTTGCCCGGTGATTTCCGCCCAATCTTTTCTTGCGCCTTCTGTACCTTCAACGTGTTCAGGTTTTTCTATTGTAATTTTCATATCATCCCTTCAAAAAAGCCTGTGTGCTCTACCTCAAGGGCATACCTACACGCATCGACAAAATGGTCATCACCAGTTGGAATAGGCAGAGCATTACCGTCTTTGTCTTTTTTCCACTGATATGTATTAAACTCATTTATAACGCCCTGGAGCGACTCGTCAACAATTATCTCATGCTTTTGTAACCATTTTATACCGTGCATGATAGAGTCCTTGCCTTTTTTGACGGGCCTTGCATCTATTCCATCAGCCTGTAATTCTGCAATTGATTTTGGTTCTGCGGAATCACAGAATATCGGTTCATCTCCTATGATTGGTTTTAATTTCTCTGTAATCATAGGGTTTGTCATTTTCTTAGACTGCCATGCTTCAAATATATATATTTTCTTAGCTGCTTTTACATAGTGGATTCTGACATAAGCGTTCGGGTCCGAACTGTATCCAAAATCTAGGCCGTTTCTGATCCTGTCAAAAGAATCTTTTATTTTAGATAAGTCTTCTGTTCTCCAATTTGTAAATATTGCATCGCCAAGAATACCGAAATTACCAAGAGTATACACCTGATACCAATATTCGTCTGTCTCTTCTTCCAGCAGCAGGTGGTCATCGTCGTCGAGGAAATCATTATCAAGATGAGTAGTTTTAAGAATACTGAGTCTATCGTCAATAAACTCTTTTTGGTCATCTTTCCATCCGATAACAGCAAAATATTGCTTATACAGCCAGTGCGTTTTATAAATCGGATTGAACGACAAAATTATACGCTTATCAATACGTTTACCGTTGTATGCAGCAATCCCCCGTAGCCGTTTCCTGAGCTGCTTAATATCTTCATACGACACTTCAGTAGCTTCTTCTACCCAAATGTCTGTAATAACTCCTAGTTTTGGGGTGATTGATTTTACTTTTTCGGAATCGTCCAGGCCAGAAAAGAGAATTTGATAACCGTTAATGCAAGTGATATGCCCCTGGGATGGAACTACATCAAATAAATGTTTTACTTTTAGCTTTGAAATAGCCTTGGTTAATTCATTGAAAACTGACCTGGTGAGAGAGTTACCCATTTTTCGGCAGCACAAATAATTATGGCCACCTTGCATGATATTTTCAATTGCCCGCTGTGCGACAAAGTTTGATTTACCAGAAGAAGATCCACCGTAAAATATTTCTGTAGATCTGGATTGATCGAGATAAGGTACATAAACACTGTTGTACATGTCAGTGCAAATATCTATCTCATAATCATAATTCATCCGCTGAGTGCCTCCCCACCTTAATGCTTTTTTCTGAACCGTCTTCTGACTCGTTAAGATTGTGCGCCTGGCGTTCAAGAGCAACTCTTTGAGCCCGGACAGCAGCAAGGTTTTTTAGAGTCGTAGATTTTTCAAATACAGTTAAAGCGATCTCTTTGCTTTTAAATTTTCCCTGGTAAATGGTTGTTTGTGTCCTTGTTGGCTTATCTTTTAACTCTGCTAGTAACATGTTTTCGTGTTCTAACAGCTCTAAAATCTCTTTCCGGTGCCGAACAATAATCCTCGCACCAGAGCCAGCAGCGTGGCTTATAATGTCATTATCAGACATTCCATTATCAGTTTGGTGCGAGCTTCGCACTGAATCTCGCACTAGATTTTCTTGAATCTGTTTCTTAACTTTATCTGCAAGGTTCTTTTCCCATCCCTCTTCCAGCGACTTCTTACGGATAGCACTCTCACTAACAGACCGGTTCCATACTTGTGAGTAGAGGTGATCCGCCTCGTACTGTCTGCATATCTCACAGTTTGTCATTATGTTTTCTTTAAATAATGGTTCTACGCTATCCCAATCTATGTATTTTCTTTTTTCCATTTTCTTTTCTTTTTTCATTTTCTCCTCATAATTTTATGGCTTGTTTTTACTTGACAACAAATAACTTTTGCCACCAGCTAAGACTTTTCTTTTTAATCAGCCTATATCCCTTCTTTTGACATCCCCAGCA